TATCCCCAGAAGGCAAAAAGAAGTCGAAGTAGCGTACATAACGGCATAACGATTGGTGCCAGCACGGATAAGCCTAACCGGCATATTTTGATTTGATACCGCTTGCTGAAAGTTAATTGCGTTACTACCATAAACACTAACTATACCGCTACTGTTAATGCGGAACGCACTAACTTGAAATATCCCATAACCCGGCAAGTTTCTGCCAAATATAGTCCAATCATTATTGGGATCATAAAAAGACCCTATACATTCCGGACCGGCACCGTTGGAATCTATGGTGGATTGTCCCAACGCCGCTTCAGAGGTGCTAACACCAGTAACCGTAGACACAGTGCCATCGGTGTTAAGAGCAACGGCCTGACCCGCTGTGATGGAGCCGGATGACGTGAACTGCTGGGTGCCGCTGGAACTTGAAGCAAACGCAAGCTGGCCTGAGCCGTTAGTCTGGAGGACCTGACCCGAAGTGCCGTCTGCCGTAGGCAGCGTCAACGTAAGGTTTGCCGCAAGGGTATCAGGGGCCTTGAGGGCAACGTAGTTCGAACCATTATCCGTGTCTTCTGGCAGGCGGATTTCAGCGCCGGCAGTAGCGTTACCAACCACAGCGAGAGGTGTGCTAAGGGTCGAGAGGTCACCCGAACCCAAAACGCTTGTACCGTTGATCGTCTTGATGTTGGTGCCGGAGACAAGCGCAACCTGCTTGGCGTTGAAGGTGCTCCAGTCAGTGCTGGTCAAAGCGCCGCGAGCCGAGGCCGAAGAAGTGGGGATGCTGAGCGCGATAGCGGGGGTTGTCGTGCTGCTAGTGACCGCAACCGCAATATCTGTACCCGTCGTGTTGACCGAGGCCGAAACGCTCGTAACAGTGCCTACATACTGGTCAGCCGAAGCGACGTTGAAGTTGGGGTACGTGCCAGTGATCGTCGTCGTGCCGCTACCCGTCAGCGAGACTGTTTGATCTGGGGCGGTGTTGGTGATTGTGATTGACCCGTCACCGTTGGTGACACTGATGCCCGTGCTCGCAGTAATCGTAGCCTTAGCCAGCGAACCATCGGAGGTCTTACCGATAAGAAGTTCGCCGTTGACGTAGGTCGTTTGGCCTGTACCACCAGCAGCAACGGGAAGGGTACCAGCCGTAAGTGTCGTGGTGCCCGACGAGAAAATCGCACGGTTAGTAGCGCCAAAGGTCGTCAGACCCGTACCACCTAGCGTTGTAGCTACAGGCGTGGTGAGGCTAAAGGTGGTGCCCGTAAGGGTAAGGCCCGTGCCAGCCGAGTAAATCTGCGCCGACGATATCTCCACAAAGGTGATGTTTGTCGTGCCGAACGTAATGGTCCCAGAGGTGTTGCAGACGTAAGTGGTACCTGCGCCAATCGTGCCCTGCTGGACAAACACGGCTGAACCTTCGCCCAGAGCGGCTGCGCTAGCGGCGGCGTAGGTGTCCGCATCACTGGAGCGCGTCAACACCCAGTTAGTTGCGCCGCTACCCACGGTTGTCACAACGTAGATGCCGTTCTGCGTCTGCGTCGTCTGCTGGTGGATAAGGACGCGGTCAGCAACGTTGAGCGTCACACCATCGAGGACCAGCGCGGCCTGCGTAGTAGCATTGGTCAGGGTAGCGCCGACCCCAGAAGCTCCGTTAGCGTACGTCGCGTTCAGGTTGGCCGGTGCTTCGACTAGTACCGGCGTGTGGAAGTGAATGCCTGATGAAACGGCACTGTCTACATACTGCTTGGTTGCCGCCTGCAACGCCAATGTCGGGTCTTGAGTCAACGTAACCGAGGTCAGGCCAGCAAGAGTTGTAGATGTAGCGCCGAGAGCCACGGCTGTGCTGCCGATGGTAACCGCGTTGTTGCTTAGCGCAGCGTTGGGGATTGCAGTGAAGTTCGTACCGGTAAGGGTTGGGGTCGTGGAGAACGTCGGCGGGTTACCACCAACAAGGACGCCAGAAGCCGATGCAAGGAACGCCGTGGTGTTAGCCGCCGTTTGGTAGGGGACAGAGCCCGCAGCGCCAGAAGCTAGATTAGTAGCCCGCGTAGCCGTCGCCGCGTTGCCCGTGACGCTGATGTTGACGTTGCCAGCCGCATCCGCGTTTACTGACCGTTCAGCCGGGTAGGTAACAAAAACCGTCTTCTCACCTGCGCTGAAGTTAACAAGCGCACCCCCATTGCTGGAGGAAAGCACCGTATCACGCGAGAGAGACGTGCCCGCCGCCGTGTAGGTGCCGATACCGACTTCAAACTGAGACCCACCAGTAATGGTGTAGTAGGTGGTGTTACCGTTGCCGATGGCTGCCCCAAACGATTGATAGCCCACAGTAGGCGTACCAGTGAGGGTAACGGTACCCGTCCCTGTTGTTAAAGTCAGGTCTTGTACACGATCAGCGAGAACGAGGGCCATTGCTACCTCACATCAGGTTTCGAAGCTTGTAGATCGTCGTGAGATAAACTTCCGTCACCCCATCAATGAGGTTGGCTACCGCCCGGTTGCCCTTGCAGATAGCCTCGTGGTTTTTCTCGATCCACTCAGCGTCTTCGATCAAAATAAGCAGGATGTCATCCGCCTTGGTCTTAGGTGCTTTAATAGACCCAATCAGTTCGAACGCACCCTGATACGCCTCGACGAGCTTGTCGATGGCGTCGATCACCTCATCGTAGAACTTGCCGAGTGCTTCATGCCGCGAAAACGCACCGACCCCATTAGCGGTCCAGTGTTCGAAATGCGCCACGTTGCGAGCGTAAAACACTCGGCTAATAAGTTCTTCGATCATCAAGCAATCCGGATGATGGCCGTGGTGTTAGTGGCGGTCGGGAAGATGATAGTGAAGTCACCCGCCGTTGCCGTCTTGTCTGAACCAAAATCCAACACGCAGACCGAGGCGTTCGTAAGCGCCGTGTTGGCGTTCGAGTTAGCCGAAGGCGTGGTGTTATAGATCAAAGCGCCACGAGCCGTGATGGTCGCGTTAGAGAAGGTAAGGTCACCGAAGTCAACAAAGCCCGTACCCGTTTCCGTGTTCGTGTTGACTGCCGTTGCACCGAGGTTGGTCAGCGAGCCGCCGCCAGCGGTGTAGTTGGTGCCCGACGACGAAACTTCGTTTGACGAGGTATACGCCGTGGTGTTCGCATCAAGCGAAGCGGTAGACGAGTATAGCGCCAGCTTGAACGTGTCCGCGCCAGTGTCGCCCGTGGGGCGGAAGTCGTGCACAGCCAGCATAAGCTGAGCCTTGAAGCTGGTGCACATTGCCTGCGTGATAGCCAATGTAGGTCTCCTTAACTGTCTAAGATGGGGATGAACTCTGAGTGCCCGGCCTTGTGAAATTTGTTCACCAGAGTCACGTTATGGGACCGGACAGCCTCGTGCAGGTAATGGACGAGCACTTGACGGATGGAGTCTTTGAACGCCTCCGCTTGGTCCCTGATAGCCGGATGTGTGTTGCCCCCAACATAGATGATCTTGTCGAGAGCACGTTCAGCAATTTCTTCGGGCGTGAAGCCACGACCTTGCGTGGTCATCACCATCACGTCGCCGCCCAGCATTGTTCCTACGGAATCAATCATATCACCTCACCGGGTACCGCACTTGTTGACTGCGATACATGTCTTGGCGATTCTTCCCTTCGCCAAGTTGCTTGAGCATGGCCAATGCTTCGTCGTACCGTCTTTGGTATCCGGCGATCACATCAGCTTCACCCTTCATGAACGTATACGCTTCTAGCAGCGCGCCGTAAAGGAGCGCGCTCTCAAAGTTGTCCCCAAGCCACGACGTACCCGCAGTCACGATAGACGGCGGGTAGTAGAAGTAGTGGAGTTCTATGCTATAGTTTTGATCGGGGGTGGGCCCGAGGATGAAAGAGTCTGCGTCAAAATAGGCGTAGTACGACGGCGGCCCAGTCACGTTGGGGTTGGGGAACGCGGAGCGGATGAAGCTGACGTCCTTGTTCAGAAGAAACTCGTAAGACCCCGTGTTGGGGTCAATCATCGCCATCGAGAAGGTAGAAAGCCAGTCTGAAGGGACCGAGAGATACTTGTTGGTAGCGGTGCAGTTGCCCGTCACGTTCTTGCGCAGGTCTAGAAGCTGGACCGTGTTGAAGACGCGCTCTTCGGCGTTGACGATAAACGTGTCGATCTGCTCAGTCGAAGTGAGTCCACCCGACCCCGCCGTGTCCGGGAAGTCGTTTTCGGTGTAACCCTTGATGGTCTCGACAAGCTGAGCGTAGTTCATTAGCCCATCTTCTTGCTGCTATTCGTGCCCTTAGTAGCTGCACCGGTCCCACGAGTCTTCACGGTCTGGGTATTAGCCACATTGTTCGGATAGCCGCTGTTGCCCAAAGGCTCGTGAGACGGCTTGGGTTGGTTATATTCAGCCATTTTTATCGACCTTTCCCATATCCTTGATTGGCTTCTTACCGCTCTTCTGGTTTGCAACCTTAGCAAGGTTACGCCCGAGCTTCATCATCTGGTCGTTAGTCTTACCGCCCTTAGCCATGTCAATTCTCCGTCGTCTGAATAGTCACGGTACCGACCTGACCATTGCCTACTAATGTATCAGGAAGACCCCACAAACCCAAGGGGTTTTGAAAACCTACTGGGTCCCACCCCCAGTGGATGACGCGGCTACCCTGCGAAGGAGTACCAAACGCGTCTACATCTGCGGTCGGTAGCGTGTTTGGCTGCGTCCGAATACCCGTCAAACCAGCCTGCCAGAAGGTCGTATCAGGACGTGGGTTACGGATAGCCTGTGGATCATCCACCGGGTACATGCCAAGTTGAAGCTGCGGCTGATCCGGCTCCCAACAGGAGCGGCACACTAGGATATTGACGTTCTTCGTCTTGATGACGAGCGACCTCAGTTCTTTCAGCTTGAAGCGAAAGCCACAGCGGTCGCACTGCGAAATCGCGTACTTACCAGAGGCGAAGCGATTAGGCACTTACATCTTCCCTAACTACCGAAGCCGTCTTCATCGACGCCCGGATGTCCCTGAGTTTTTGCCCAATCTCCATACGCCGGTTATGGACCTCGTCAGGCAGTGGGTTATAGGGACTCGCATATTTCCTGCCGTCTGCTGGCGTAAGTGG